CGCGAGCCGTTGAGCCTCATCGTTTTGTAATTGCGTTAATCGGTAATCCATTAGCCCTTCATTGCGCTGCTCTTGCACATCTAAACGCCTTTCAGATAAAGCCCTATCTTCACCCCGCTCAGTTTTTCTGATTGCCATATCTTCTTGACGAAAGTCTTGCCTAGATTGGATGTCTTGGTTGCGCTCGCTACTTCTAACAGCCATATCCTCTTGGCGAATAGTATTGCTATACTGTCTATCCTCCGCACGTGCAGCATCTTGACGCGCCCAATTAGATTCAAGGTTTTGCTGCCTCAGTTTTTCAAACGACATTGTTTCGATTGCTTTGCCGGCACCTTGACCAAGTGCCATTAGACCTTGACCAAGACCGGCGAATATGGCTGATTTAGACATTCATCAATCCTCTTTCTGAAACTTCTTGGTTCGACATAGCGCTCATACCGTCCGGCTTTTGCATTTGCATGCCAGCGTCAACGTCCTCTTGAACTTTAGACGGATCTAGCTCGCCTCGCTCGTCTGCATCCTTAGCGTACATAGTGTAAAGTTGCGTGACGATGTCTTCGATAAGTTTGTCGTTAATCTCACCTTCGGGGATGCGCTCAGAATCAACCATTAAAGCTAAGACTTCCGTGACCAGGTCTTCGCCTAATTGTATTTTTACCGCATCATCTAAGGCCTCCATATGCACCTCGGTTCGTCTAAGTATTACAAAGACCGCTTCGGCCACGCCTGATGCTACCGATTTAGCATTAGCCACACGGCCTACGGTATTTTTTGACACCTCACCAGTATGTAATGATTGCAGCGCGTACTCATAAGCTTGTTGGTATTGCTGCTCTTCTTCGGGTGAGGCATCTTCTGAACCTACCATTTGCGTTATCTTATCCATGTCTTGCATATTCTAACCTCCAGTGAAATCGTTAACGGTCCGAGGTGTTTGCGGTCTAAATGCGGATTGCACATCAAAGCGATAATCACCGCCTCTCTTATCGCTGATGTTAAACCCTCTACGTTCGCGCTCGCTATCTGCCTGTTCCTCTTGAGCTCTTGCGTTAAAGTAACCGCCTGCCGCTTGAGCCCCTGCGTTAATTCCGGCCGAGTACATTAAGCCTTTGCCGACCGACATACCGGCAGCGGCTGGCGCTACTGATGATGCTGCTGTTGCCGCTGCAGCAGGCGCTTGAGACATTAGACCACTTACCGAGCCTTGCGCTAGATTTACACTTAATGGATTAGCCGCCATTGACACGGTAGACTGAGCGGCAGGCCCTAAACCACTTACTGTACCTTGCGCCAAATTAACGCTTAAAGGATTAGCGGCAAATGTACCTGCTCCGGCGGTTAGACCTGCGCCGGCTGTTTGAGCCGCAACGGTTGTGCCTTGAATGCCTGCTGATAAGTTCGAACCAACTGCCGCAAAATTACCCGATAGCAAGGATGAACCTGCAGACGCTAAAGACGTGCCTGCAGACGATACACCCGCCATAAAAGTGCCACCGCTAGAAAGGCTCATTAATCCTGCACCACCAAAGTAGATCGCCGCTCCCATTAACGCCACTTTAAACACTTTCGATTTAGCAACCTTTCGAGCAACCTTTGCTACAGAGCTAGCTACTTTCTTTATTCCTTTGCCAACTGACTTAAATACTTTTTTAACGCTTTTTGCTATGCCTGACATGGTTACTTCTCCAATAGTGAATAAATTCCGCCGACCGGCGTAAATCCTAAATTTTGATACATGCGACCGGTACGACCGTCTTGGTCTAGCCCAGATGATATGCCAAGCATAATATCTGTGACTTTCGGATCTTCTTTGGCCCACTTAATAAAGCGCTTGATCATGCTAGCGGCGTAGTTACCGTGACCATCGTTTAACACAAAACAAATATCAGTTGCGTACTTGTCCTTGCTAAACCAGTGTTGTTCTTTAATCGCTAACAAAAACCCGACAATCACTCCTTCATGCTCGGCAATCCACAGATTAAAGCTCTTATCGTTGATAGCTCTGAGTAACACTCTACGTGCACTCATTTCACATACTGAGCCGTTTACCTTGCTACGTGACAATGTCTTTGCGCCAAGTGTGATGCAAGCGGTAACATCGTTAAAGCTTGCTACTCTAACGCTCAAAGACTGAAGGCCTCATAACGTCAATACCGCCTCTTGGCCCACTCATCAACCCTTGATTAGGCATGCTAGGCATAGCGGGGTTGCTTGGATTTGGCCTTTCAGGTGGCGCTGGTTGATTTGGCGCTGGTGTACTAATATTTGGGCCTTGTTCAGCAGGTCCTTGTGAAGTAGACACGCCGTATATATCTTGGAAATTTTTAACCTGCCCGTTTACCATTGACATAATGTTGTCGCGGACGCTGTCGTATTGGTCGGGTGTGATTTCGGGGTTCATAAACGCATTGCCCATTGCTTCTATACCGAAGTTTGTAGCATTAGACACCGCGTTTGAATATTCTAGTTGTCGCCTAAAGTTGTTTTGCTCACCTTGTATTTGCGTATTAGCTTTGGCTTGCGTTTCAATCTCAATAATTCTATTTGCAAAATCAAGTTTCGTGTTGTCTTGCTGAAAACCTTGCAGTGTCTCATCGCGCTTATTTTGCAAGTTACTGCTAATGTTCATTTGCTTTTCAGCAAACTCATTTTGCTTATCCAATTGCTCTAGACGTTGCTGGCCTTCTCTATTTAATAAACCAAGGTTGCTTTGATTTTTCAAGTCTTCAAGTTCTCGTGTAAACTCACGCTGAACCGTGTTCTCGGATGAGGAGAATCTGTTCTGAACCTCCAATTGCTCTAGACGTTGCTGGCCTTCTTGAGTCAGTAAGCCTTGTGAGTTCTGATTTCTTAGTCCTTCTAGCTCTTTCGCAAAACCTCGGTCTAGCGCACTCTGACCCGCAGTGAAGTTATTTTGCACCTCCATCTGATCTAAACGAAGCTGGCCTTCCCTGTCTAATAAACCAAGGCTATTTTGGTATCTAAGTCCCTCAATCTCGGTGGCAAAAGCTCTGTCTAAGCCGCTTTGCTCTGCCGTAAACTGGTTCTGAATCTCCATCTGCTCAAGCCTAATTTGGCCTTGTCTATCTAACTGCCCTAGTGCGTTTTGATTGCGCAAGTCTTCTATCTGAACGCTTAGATCTCTATCACGTTGACTTTGGTCGGCCACAAATTCATTTTGACGATTATTCAAAACGCCTTGATTCAACGCTCGGTTATTTTCCATACCGACTTGTTGACGTTGGTCTTGATCCATAAACCCTTGCTGCGCCATAGTTTGTGCGTCTTGTTGCGCAATGGGCATAGCATAGTTGAACATTGAGTTAACTGCGTTTTCAGTAGCAATGCTTGATGACTGCAAGCCGCGCTGCGCTGATAGGTTATTGGCATTGATGACTGACTTTTTCATCAACGGGTTGTCCATGCTCATTAGTCCTTGGATGCGATTCTCGACCAGTGCGTTATCAGCAACTCGCCCTTTTGTGGGTTCGTACCGCTGAGGCAGCGCTGTTGGTCCAGTAGGTATTGCAGGACGCTGAGTTGGTTGGCTTGTCGTGCGCATGCTAGGCTCAGATGCTCGGCTCATAGACATCAATCCATTGCTGTCAGTCGGCATAGTGTTGCGATCGCCAACATTCTGTTTTGCAGGCATAACTAGATTGCCCCCGCCAGCTTGCGCTGCAGGCTTGATTATATTTTGCATAGTTTACTCGTCTAGAAAGTTTGGAAAGCGCAAAACTGCACTATAGGGATTGATATTGTAAATTTTGAAATGCTAAATAATACGAAGCGCGTCTATTGGTTGAGACTTATTTACTAGTCTTTCTCGCTGCTGCCTGTGACTCATAACACTCTAACCTGGCGATTAAACACAATAAATGAATCACCGTCAGTAATGCCCACGGTGAAGTCGTGAACAAAGTCGCCAGTGAAGTCTAAATCAGTTGACGAAATAGCAATACGGAACTTATCACCAACTACACTAATACCATTTCCAAGTGATAGGCTTAACTTCTCCGTAGCACCGTCCATAATACGATAAACAGCCGTGTCGTAAGTAGAAGGAGACGTAGCTTCACCCGCTTGACTAACCCTACTTAGAATGATGTTAGGCGACTTATCTGAGCGCAGTACATCTTCAATAGCATCCGGATCAGCGAACAAAGTCAACACCGGCGCACTTAGCATTTGTGGTCCAACTAGCACGATAGACCGACCATCCGTAGTCACTGCTATCACTTTTAGGCTAAACTCGCCGCTGCCGATAATTTGACCAAAGTTGGCATACGCAAAGCCGTTCTCAATAGTGACATTACCGGTAAGGCTGCTAATAATACTCGCACTGCCGTTGGTCTTATGTGTCGCTTCAATCTCAAGGTATGAAATGTTGTTTTTAGTTAGGTCTAGAACACCATCAACTAGCTCTAAATCTCCCTTTAAATAAGGTTTAAAGCTCAGTTCAGTAAGGTTATCCGTGCTTTTAAATGCAACATAAGCATCACCTTGAATTGTGGTGAACTTAGAGCGGTCTAATCCGATTATCGTTGACATCCTACTTCGCCTTGTTCAGTTATGGTCTTTCTTCATCGATAATGGATGCATCAAGAATTTCTAATGCACGGCCTTCCTCAAGCTCACCTATTAATTCAAGAAAGTTCAGACCATCTCTTACTTGCTCCTGTTGTACGTTGATAACGGTTTGGCTCTCTAGCAGTTTCATAAAATCGAGTGCTATTTCACCATTTTCCGTTTCTTTTTTTGCCAGCTTTCTGATTGATATTCTTTCTTTTTGAGTGAGTCGTAACATAAAAAAGCCTAGCGCTATTAGGGTTGGTACTTCAGGTGTTACTGCTGCAACAGTTTTAAACTCACCGCCCTCGTATAGCTTGCCTAGCAATTCATAATCAAGGTGTTCAAGTATTAATTGCTTATCACTTAGCACAAAATCAGCAAGGGCTTGTTGAATGCCTGTTACAATATTTTCACTGTTAAGTGTTGCGATATATTTATACATACTCTATTACCTCCCAATAAATATTGTCACCAGTCGAAGCAGTGCAAGTTAATGTTGTTGCGTTTAAGAATCTTAAATCGTTAACTCTTGAGTTTGTAGTCACAACGGACTTATTAATATTTACAGGACTAATAGTTAGTTGTTCAGTGCTACCTGTGCCAATGTACTCAGCACCTCTTTGCAAACTTTTTATAGTTGAATTAGAAGGGTTACTATTATTTATAAGTATTTGTTGTTCCATTATAAAAACCTCACGTAATCTGTTGGATGCCCTGTGTTAATGCCAAATTGCGGAAAAACTGTAAACGCAGAAGCAGTTTGTCCAGCACCTATAAACGTACCTTCTGTATCACTTACAACTATACTTATACTAAAGTCTCCGTAACCAGAGTCAACCAGCTCCCAGTTTTCTCCGTTATCTCTGCTAACAGCAGTAATACCGTTAGTTCCAACTGCCATCCAAATGCCTTTTTTATCCGTAGTTACTGAATTTATAGTACCACTGCCAAAAGGTGAACTTACCCTAGACCAATTAGAGCCGTTATCAGTACTTCTAGCTAAAATACCGCTAGCGCCAACCGCAATCCATACGCCAGCGTTGTCTGTATCTATATCTTGTATTATGTCCCATGACCCAAAAGTTGAACTAACAAACGCCCATGTTTCACCATCGTCAGTACTGCGAATCATGTCATCACCTGTACCGTTGCTAGCTCCTACTGCAATCCAAGTTTCGTTACTTCCAGAAGCTATTGAATTTATACTCTTGTTTCCATAATTTGATGTTGCGGAATACCACGAAGCTGCGTTATTAGCGCTAACAAATACTCTCCCATTAGTACCTACAATTACCCATCTACCAGAATCATTTGCGGCTACCCCTAGTATAGTCGAACTATAAAATGTAGATCCTGAATTTGCTGACGCCCAAGAATCCCCGTTATTAAAACTTCTTGCAATACGGCCACTTAAACCCACTGCAACCCAAGTGTCGTTACTACTGCCATAAGCAATGTCAGTTATACTATTAGTCCCAAACACAGAATTTGTTCCTGACGACCAAGAAACTCCGTTATTAAAGCTTCTAGTCATGTTACCGCCACTACCTCCCCCAATAAAAATATTATTATAGTTTGAAGCTAATGCAGATACACTTCCCATATTTAAGGGTGCAGCTCCAAAAACAAACAAGGAGTTAATTATAGGACTAAGAGAAGAATCCCATCCTGATGTTATAAGGTATCCACTACGTAAAAACTTTTGATTGTTTTCTTCATAAACGTCTGGATAACCTTGCCACAGTCTCTTAATCCCACCTATTGCAGTGTCCCCAGTCTGAACTACTTCATCACTAGATTTAGACAATACTAGCAAGTCGAACAGTTCATCACTTGCGGTTGCATCTGTTAACCTTGTTTGTATTTCAGCATCTAAAGCGCTGCGCGTTGCTTGTGTTCTATCTGCTAATTTAGACAGCTTAACTAAGTCAATGTCGGGCGTGTTTAAGTCAACAGCGAGAATCTTATCTTCAACAATTGTTTTTAAATTAGATATGTTAAATGTCATGCGCTAAAGTCCTATAATTGCTAGTTGTTCGATGGTGTTTGCTCTCGCTTCTACTGCTGTGGTCGCCTCTTCTGCCTCAATAATGCGAGCATCTACTGCATCTACTCGACTGTTAGTTGCATAATCAGCCTCAACAACCGCCTGCGCTTGATTAGCAAAAAACTGCGCTCTACCTGACCAATGACGCGCTGAGAATAGACCTGTTGTAACTGGTATGTCAGGCTCTTCTGTGGCCCACCGTTGTGACAAGGCGCTTGATGTGTTGGCGTCTGACACTGCCGCTACTGCAGCGGCTCGTGATGTTTCTGCTTCGTTAGCTGATGCACTGGCTTCGTCTGCTAGGTTACTAGCATTAACCGCAAATGCACCAGATCGCCCTGCTGCAGCCTCAGCCTCAAAAAATTGCGCTTGCAAGTCGCTAGCACTATATAGCGTGATGTCTCCATCACCATTGATGTACAAAAAGGTATTTTCAACGGACATCGAAGGAATAGTGTTATTACCGCTAAACGTTTCGGGCATGCTGATGGTTTTAAGCATATCGGCGGCAACGCTTTCAAACCCTACGCCAATCGCTTGCATATCAGCATTGTACTTGTCTGAACGAATGGTTGTGCCAGCCACCACCTGTGAGGGATCAGTTAAATACTTGCTCATCGTCTACGGCCTCGTTGTGAATAATGGATAATTAAACTGTTTAGTATGTGCGGTGGCTCGTTAACCGCCCCGCCTGAAAATGTAATTGATATATTGCGAGACAGGCCATCTAAGTAAACATCCGATGTAAACGTAGATGCGGCAGAGAAGCGTGACTCGTCCCATGTTCCTTCATCCCAGTAACCACCGCCGCCGTCTGCAACAATTGGGACAGGAATATGAAACGGTGTGTCTGGATCTGAATAGTTAAAGTCTGGTATGCAAAACAAGGTTGTCCTAGCGGTCGTGTCTATCTCAATGACCGCTTTGCGCCAGCGCTTCTTATAATCGGGAGAGCCTAACGCGGTGAATGCAGGTCTAAGTACGTGCATAATCTGCGCACCGTCAAAGCTAAACCCTCTTTCAACTTGATAGATATAGCCATCGTCAGAGCCAAAGAACACGACTTCGCGACCGCTTTCATCTTCGCCTGAGAATGTGCAGCGCACTTTCTTTCGATAGTCAAACGTAGAGAACCCAGCGACTTGTGCACCAAAGAAGGTACAAGTAAGGCCTGTTCCATCATCAAAGCACACTCTATATTGGTTCTTTTCTTTAATAACAAACGACGATAATATGCGCCGTGTGTATCGCGCTAACAACGGCTCGACTTTTTGGCTCATGGTGGCCATATCGAAGTTACCGAACTCTTGCACACGGTTGAGCCTCGTCATACCTCTGTCGTCGATATAAATACTATCGCCTATGGTTTGCACTGAGCCTTCAATGGCACCGGTGGTTTTGGATAGGTCTTGTAATTGAAAGTCTGCTTTAGATGTGCCGTACAATACATATGTGCGGTTGCGGCAAAATACAGCCATGGAATTATTGGCCTGCAGGTCTAATCCGGTTATCTCATCACCGCAACCAATCTCACCGCCGTTTAGAAAATCTTTAGGATCGCCCACTGCGGTGAATACAAACGTCCCGCCTTTGTAGGCATTGACCATTACTTGCGACGATAGCACTTCTAAGTGTGTAGGGTACTTCTCCGGTATCGGACCCTTGATTTGCAAGAACCGATTGCCGTCAAATTCAAATAGTGGGTTTTTACCGTCTACTCCATACAGCTTAATAGATGAGTTGGATGCACCAAAGTTAGCAATAGAAAATTCATACTTGCCGCCAGCTATTAGCTTAGGCGCTGCGACTATTTCCCAGCCATCTGGCGATGAAGCCCACATAAAGCACTGCTCACCGTCTACGCTATCCCTAAATGCATAAGTGGTGCCTTTATATTGTGCAACCCCTCTTATGGGGCCTGACCCTGGTATGGGTTGAATAGCATTTCTGCGCACTTCTCGAAGCGCTGCCCTTGCTTCTTCCATTTCAGTATCGTTAGTAAACGGACCGTCAACGTCTTTTGATGTCACTGAGCTGGGCGATGCCCTACCGTCAAACCGTTCATAACCCATCACGCGCTGATAGCGGCCTAATGTATTTACCTCATAGTTGAACAACTGTATCGCTTCGCCGGCTTGTAGCTCAAGAACAGATGCGGATAGGTTTAACCCGCCTTTTAAGATAATCGCCTGAGTTTGAATATTTCTATTCATTCAAAAACCTTAACCTTGGCTTGGTATCTCTGCCCATCACGTTTAGCCAATCTAGGTAATTTAACCTAGCCTGGTTATATCTGTTAATATCTTCTTCGTGCTCGGCGTAATACATCAGCGCCTTTTGCACGATTGCATAATGAAAACGCTCTGGTACTTTTGGTACATCCATATTGCTCGTTAAATGTACCGGCACAGTGCTATAGTCGATTTGAATCTTGCATGGCAATAACGGCACCGGGTAAAAGTAAAACTTACCGTTTGGTGAACGCGCCACTGCACTGGGTCTGTCTGCCACGTCTGCTTGCTTGCCTGTCTTGCGATAAAGTTCAACATAGTCAGTCCACTGCAGCACTTGCGCCGCTTTGCTACCAATGAGCGCTAGGTGCACAACATTAATATCACCGGCGGCCAAGTCAACTGGCATATACTCACTTTTATTTGCGACTAAATTAGCTTGCGTGGTCTTCCACAAAAAAAACCAATCACTTCGTTCTAGTTGAATATCAATATCGGCTTGACGTACCCATGACACCACCTTAGATAATATGCCAGTTTGCGCTACTACCGAAGTAGGCCCAGTAGTGGTAATGCCCGCTTCGGTAGAAACTTTTTGACATAACTCTAAGAAGTTCATTGCTAGCCTTTAGTGCTGTAAGGGTATGATTCGACTTCCATCCACTCTTTTGTGGTTTCGTCTTGAATTTGCTTTTTAGCATTTTCGATAATGGGCAATAAATGCTTTGGGCAATCAACCCAAATACCGCGAGGGAAGCGATAGGACCGACCTGCGTTACCGACAAATACCGGTTGTTTGTTTTTTGCGTCATTGGCGAACCTGATTTGCACCGTTTCTGGTTTTACAATACCGTCAGCTTTTGGCTCATCATCTTGATCTTCACCGAGTGCCGACTGAATAAGCGCTATGATTTGCGAATTGGTCGCACTATCTTCTATTTCAAGCTCCAACACATCGGCTTGCTCTAAAAGCTGCTCTTTCGTTAATTTTTTTAAGTTCATTTGGTTTACTCTTGTGTGAAAAAATAAGGCGCCATAAAGACGCCTTGATTAATTACAGGTCAGTTACAGCCACTTCAACGCGCTTGATCCATGCTTCATTTAAGATCAGTGCTTCAAAGTAAGTCTTGTAACCTACTGTGCCTTTTTGCCCTAACGGATCAGACTTAGTAGCCTGACCAGTTTGGGTAACCATTGGCGAGAAGGCATTTTTACCTGCAAGCGCAATATGGCCATAAGCGTTTTTGCCGATGTAGACCACTGGGTAAACATCAACATTATCGCCCTCTTCGGACTTCATACCGTTTAGGGTAGTCGCGCCAGATGCCAATACGGGGTTAAGCGCAGCAGACGCGATGTAACGCACATCTTCGACCTTGCCAATCTCGTAAGGTAGTGCTTTCATTGATCCGTACTTTTCGCACGGAATAAAGCCGTCCATGTCACGAATGTCAGATTCAACATCAGAGTGACAAAATGCTAGGAACGCCGGTGCAATTTGCTCGGTGCCGTACTGAACAGTAGAAGCGACTTTTTCAGTCACCTTCTTAGCGCGCTCATTCTTTAAGTGGCGTACCGCTGCACGTTGCATCTTGGTAGTAAGTGCAGTGTTAACCGCTGTTCTTACGTTACCGTTTGCATAATCAACATTGGTACCGCCTTGTAATACGCCCCACAATTTAGCTTCTTTCGTTTCAGCAGCCTGCTCGCCTAGCACTTCGGTAGCATCTTTTAAAACCGGATCTTCGGCTAAATCAGCAACAACGTCAGTGATACCGATAACGTCACCAAATTGCTTTAGGTCTGCTTCGACATCTTCGTACTGCATTGCTTTGATAGTCGGTGGTACGCCTTCTACCAGGTTGGTTGCAACCGCTAAAGGAATAGCGCGGCGAAATTTAACTTTCTGCGATGTGTTGCGTGGTACAGGTTTAGTCATGCCGTATTGCGCTAAAACCTCGATAGGTTTAGCGTGATCTAGCATTTCAGAAATCGCCCATGCGGTCGTTCTTTGGCTTAAGCCAGAGTAAGTAGTTTGTGACATTAGATTAATATCCTATGTGTTTAATTAAAAAAGTGAGTGAAAACCTTTTAAACCAACGCACAGAGGAATATGCACCATGATTAAGCGGCGTTAGCGGCTATATGGCGTCTTATCGTCTGGTTATTTGGTGTATTTGGTTTGGTGCTAACTTAAAAGCGTTGTGCGGCTATATGCGGCTATCTTTTTTATTAGCGTAGTGTTCAAAGGAGGCGTCAAAATCATCATCTGATAGTGTGCCCTTGCTGCTATTTGTTGCACGGTTTGCGACCGTTTGCGCTTGCTTCAACTGCTTTTGTCTGCGTTGTTGCAAATCATTTGTTTGCATGGGAGCCGGTTTAGTTGTGGCCTTAAACGCATTCAAAAGATAAATATTTTTAGTGGCCTCTGTGCTTTGCATAAATGCTTGCACTTCGTCCGGTTGTGAGTTCAGCCAACTGTTATAGTCGGGGCTTTTCACAACGTCCTGCCAGTCTGGATGTGCGCTGCTGAGCTCTTGCATTTGCATTGAACGGTATTGCGTCTGCTGCTGTTGCTCAAGTGGCTGTATTTTGCTGTTTATTTCCTGCATCTGGCGTTCGTTAGCAGAAATGATGTTATTAAGCTTAGACTCGAACCCTTTCGCTAAGTCAGGATAATCTGCTTTTAAGCTGTCCCACTCTTCATCGGTTAAGCCTGACGCCTCGGGGTTTTCTTTGGGCGCTTTTTTTAATGATTCAATGAGCGCTTTTTGCTCGTCAATTTGGCGCTGATATGCGTTAACGCGGCCTATATCTGAGTTGTACTTGTGCTTAAGATCATCAATCTCTTTATTTGCCTTAGCAAGAGGATCTTCTGCTTCAGGTGTTTTATCGCCTTGTTCCTGTTCGCCCTCGCCCGCATCTTCGTCTTGCTCGTTATTAGACTCGTCAGCCCCTTCATTATCGCCGCTTTCCTCTTCTACCGGTGCAGCCTTGCCCGCGGCAAATTCGTTAAAGTGCGCTTCAAATTCTGCATCGTCGTCTTGTTCGTCATTTATTTGGTCTGTCATCTTCGTTCCTTAGCGGCAATTGCGGCTTATCGGTAGGTATCTTGAGCGGTCGGAGTTATTTGTCTCGGGCTTTTCAAGGTTAAAATTTTATCAATTTGTTCGATGCGTCCGCGCTGCTTGTCGGAGTCAACGCTTTGTATGAGTTTTTGCACAGCAAGCGCTTTATCTTTAATGAGTAATGCCTCAAGGCTTTCCCAAGTATCACTGGTAAAATCAATCATTAGAATGTGTCGAACCCTTGTGATAGATTTTGAGCTTGTAGATTAGCTTGGGTGCTCTTGAGGCTTATTTCAGCAGCAGCTTTATCTCTAGCGGTCTGGTCTTTGCGTAAATCCGCATCAAGCTTACTTTGCATCTGCGCCATGGTCAGGCCTTCTTTAAGCGCGAGTTCAGCCACCCTTAATTCATAGTTGCGTTCACCGTCTTGTATTTTAATTTGCAATTCTTGCTGCGCCACTTGTGATTTAAGCTCCATCTCTTGTTGCCTAATCTGTAGCTCTTGACCTTTAAATTGTACGTTGGGATCTTCTGGCGGCTGTTGCTGCTGCGCTTCTTGCATGCGCTGCTCGATTTCCTCATCGGATAGCGTAATGTTGTTGTATGGCACCTCTAACGACTTCGCCATTTCCTTGTCTAGCCCTTCCCAGTCTCTGCGCATAGCAAGCTCTGGATTTGAGGCGGACAAGTTAGCAAACACCATTAA